AAAAGCTAATGGCAAAAACAGCAGCATGGCAACGTAAAGAAGGTAAATCACCTAGTGGTGGTTTAAATAAAAAAGGGGTTGCATCTTATAGAGCAGCAAACCCTGGATCAAAATTAAAAACTGCAGTTACAACTAAACCATCAAAATTAAAAGCAGGATCTAAAGCTGCGAATCGTAGAAAAAGTTTTTGTGCTAGAATGACTGGAATGAAAAAAAGATTAACTTCAGCTAAAACAGCAAGAGACCCAAATTCAAGAATTAATAAGTCACTTAGAAAGTGGAATTGCTAATGTTTGATAATTTCATGTATAAAATATTGGGTGGACTTGATAGTTTTTTCGAGTATATAGAGTCTAAATTAACAATGAAAGGTAAAAAGAATGGAATTCGTAGAAAAAATAAGAAGAGTAATTAAGTTAAGACATGACGATGTTGTCACTGCCATGGTTTCTGGTGGTGTTGACAATATGGAAAAATACCAGTATATGTTAGGTCAGATACGTACCTATCAGTACTTATTACAGGAGATATCTAGCCTGCTAAAACAAAAGGAGCAAAATGACGAAAACGGAACAATCATCAGCATCAAATCCAAAGATAGTTCTACCAAATAAAGAACTTGTTGGTGTTAAAAAAGAAGAAAAAGATTTAGAAAAAGAAAAATTACCTAAACCTACAGGTTGGAGAATTTTAGTTTTACCTTTTAAACAAAAAGAAAAAACTAAAGGCGGAATATTATTAGCAGATACAACAGTTGAACGATCACAAGTAGCATCGACTTGTGGTTTAGTTTTAGATATGGGCCCACACTGCTATGATAAAGAAAGATACCCAGAAGGTCCTTGGTGTAAGAAAGGTGATTGGATTATCTTTGCAAGATATGCGGGATCACGAATTAAAATAGATGGGGGCGAGATAAGACTTCTCAATGATGATGAAGTTTTAGCAACCGTGGATAGTCCTGAAAGTATATACCACGAATTTTAACAATCATAGGAGATACTATGCAAGAAGAAAACAAAACAGTTGATATTGACACATCTGGTCCGGGTGCGGAAATAGAACTGCCAGAAGAACAAACAGAAGAGATTGTAGAACAATCTACGGAGGACACAAGTAATGATACAAAAGAACTTAAAGACGGTGGTAGCGCCGATGACTCATCTGAGAAACCTGTGGAGCAATCTACTGTTCAAGAAGGTGATAAACAAGAAGACAACAGTAAGCAGATTGAAGAGTATTCTGAAGGTGTTAAGAAGCGAATAGCTAAATTAACAAAAAGAATGCGTGAAGCCGAAAGGCAAAAAGAAGAAGCTTTGCGTTTTGCTGAAAGTGTTAAAAGGGAAAGAGACAGATTTAAATCTACAGCAGATTCTTTAGATAAAAATTATGTTTCAGAAATGGAAGGAAGAATTACTTCTTCTTTGGCAGCGGCTCAAGAGAAATTAAGAGCAGCAAGACAAAACGATGACCCTAAAGCTGAGACAGAAGCATTAACTGCTATCTCTCAATTAGGTTATGAACAAGGTAAATTAGCTGAATTAAAAACTGCACAACAAATGCAAGAAACAGCGGCTAAAGAACAAGTTGTTCAAAACCCACAATTATATCAACAACCACAACAACAAGTTCAAACTCCCCCTGATCCAAGGGCAGAGGCTTGGGCTGAAAACAATGATTGGTTCGGTAAGGATAGTGCAATGACGTATACTGCGTTCGATTTACACAGAAAACTTACTGAAGAAGAAGGAATTGACCCTAGGTCTGAAGAATATTATGCAGAAATTGATAAAAGAATAAGACTTGAATTTCCGCATAAATTTGATAAACCTGAGGTTAAACAAACTAGTAAACCTACACAAACCGTTGCCTCTGCAACGCGTAGTCCAAAGACTAGTCGTAAATCTGTGAGACTCACTTCCTCACAAGTAGCAATTGCTAAAAAATTAGGAGTGCCACTAGAAGAATATGCGAAACAACTTATGAACACGAAGGAGGTATAGGCATATGGAAGAAAAGAAACAACCAACTCGTGCGAGTCAAACTAGAAAAAGTGATTCTACGAAAGTAGAAGCACAAGCAAAAACGGTAGCTCCAAAAGAGAGACCAAAAGTTTGGACTCCACCATCGTACTTAGATACGCCCAACGCGCCGAACGGCTACAGACACAGATGGGTCAGGGTAGAGATTCTCGGATTTGTCGATACTAAAAACGTACAAGGTCGTTTAAGATCTGGTTACGAATTAGTTCGAGCAGATGAATATCCAGAAGAAGATTTTCCCGTAGTACAAGACGGCAAATACGCAGGGGTGATCGGGCACGGAGGCCTTGTGCTGACAAGGGTACCTGAGGAGATCGCGCAGCAAAGAGCTGAGTATTATCAAAGACAAGCTCAAGAACAACAAGCTGCAATTGACGCCGAACTCGCGAAGGAACAGCATAAGAGTATGCCTATCGATGTAGATAGAAATACTCGTGTAACCTTCGGTGGCTCTAAGAAGATTTAAACATTTTTAGAAACCAGCGAAACAAATAAACCGTACTGGAGGCCCTTAGGGGCAGGTACATATAAGGAGAAAAGACTATGGCTAATAGTTCATCGACTGGTTTCGGTTTGAAACCATTAAAAAAAGTCGGTCAGAATTACGACGCTGGCGGTCTAGGTGAGTACCCAGTTGCAGCATCTGCAACAGCTATCTACAACCAAGATATGGTTGCTATGGCAGCTACAGGTACAGCAGCAGTTGCAGCAGCAGCTACTACTCACAACCTAGGTTCGTTAAACGGAGTGTTCTACACTGACGCAACAACTAGTAAGCCAACATTCCAAAACTATCTTCAAGGCTCTAATACAGCTACTGATATAGTTGCGTTTGTTACTGATGATCCAAATCAGGTCTACGAAATTAGATCTAACAATGCGGGTGCATCAGCTCAAACAGATGTTGGTAACACAGCTGAAATCTCTTATTTAGCTGGAGCAAGTCCAAATTACATCTCTAGAACAACTCTAGATGACAGTACTTTGAATACGACTACTCAACAATTAAAAATCGTAGGAGTGTCAAGAGACGAAGAGAACGATGATTTAACATCTGCAAACGTTGTTTGGAGAGTTGTAATCAACGAACACTTCTATAACACTCAAACAGGTATCTAATAAGGAGTAATAAACTATGGCGATATCACGTAATCAACTAGTCAAAGAACTAGAGCCAGGTTTGAATGCTTTATTCGGCCTGGAGTATAAACAGTATGAACAAGAACATGCTGAAATATACACAACTGAGTCATCTGACAGAGCTTTTGAAGAAGAAGTTATGTTGTCAGGTTTCGGTCAAGCACAAGTTAAACCAGAAGGTTCTGGTATTGTGTACGACTCTGCTCAAGAAACTTTCACAGCTAGATATACTCACGAGACAGTAGCTCTTGGGTTCTCTATCACTGAGGAAGCGATTGAGGATAACTTGTACGACAGACTTGCTTCAAGATATACAAAAGCTTTGGCAAGATCTATGGCTCAAACTAAACAAGTTAAAGCAGCTGCACCATTAAACAATGGTTTACCTGGAGGAAGTTTCAATTCAGGTGATGGTGTAACTCTTTTCAACACGCTTCACCCAACTATTAATGGAACTTTCAGTAATACGTTGGCAACTGCTGCGGACTTAAACGAAACTTCATTAGAACAAGCAATGATTGACATCGCTGCTCTTACTGATGAAAGAGGTTTAAAGATCGCTGCGAAAGCTGTTAAAATGATCGTTCCATCTGCTCTTCAGTTTACTGCAGACAGATTAATGAACTCTGCTCAAAGAGTTGGAACTGCTGATAATGACATAAACGCTATCAGAAACATGGGCATGGTCCCTGGCGGTTATGTAGTAAACCACTACTTAACTGACACTGATGCGTTCTATATCACTACAGACGTGCCAAATGGAATGAAGCATATGGAAAGAGCTCCATTAACTACAAAAATGGAAGGCGATTTCGATACTGGAAACGTAAGATACAAAGCTAGAGAAAGATACGTATTTGGCGTATCAGACCCTAGAGGTATTTTTGCATCACCAGGTGCTTAATCAATAATTTTGAGGCGGGACACAATCCCGCCTCAATTCAAATATAGAAAGAAAAAACCATGAAATTTAAATATCTCGTACAAATATTTACTAAAAAACTACAAACTAAATTTAATTTTGAATCTGAAAAAGAAGTAGATTCAATAGATATCGTTCATAAACACATCATTGACTTTCTAGGAAAAAATGATATAAATTGGGAACCAAATGATTTACAATACTCAAGTACTGTAAATGATTTTTATATAACCTATGAGGAGGTTAAGGATGGCCCAAGGCAAGATGGCGTTGTTCGCGAGGAAAATACAGTTCGAGTCTAAATGGAATGAACTGTTTCTTAAAAACGGCGGAAACATAACACCAGAAATGTCAGTGCTAGGAGATGCGATCAAGAAAACGATCAGAGAAATCTTAGCAGAACAAGCGAGCCCTAAAAACCCTAAAGACGAAGAAATTCATCTTTACGCTGGTTAATTAAGGACTCTACAGCATCGGAAAACACCTTTTTCCTGTAGGGATTTCTTGCACTTTTCTATAATTTCATATATAAATTAATCACTATACATAAATTGATATAGACGAGTATAGTCGATTGGCCTAACAACTATATCAATATAATTAGGAGGATAAAACTATGGCAACAACTACATTTCAAGGTATCGTTAGATCAAATGGCGGTGCTGGAAAAGGTAACTCAACTCCAAGTGTTGTAACTTTATCAGAAGTTATTGCATTTGACCCAACAGCAACTTCTGCAACAGCAGTTAAAGTTGGAACTTCATCATCTACAGGTAATGACTTTGTATTACCAGCAGGTGCTGTACCAATTTCATTTATGACAATTGGTGGAGCAACAGGTGGAACTAACCCAACTGTTGATATTGGAACTTCTGCTGATCCAGATGGTTTCTTCAATGAAGCTGATGCTGACACTAAAGGTTCTTTAAAAGGTGCCGATGGTGCATTAGTCGTTGGTGGCGGAATCGCAGCTGATGTTACTGTAACAGGTAATGTTGGTGCTTCTGCAGCTACAGGCGGAACTATTGTAGGTGTTTTCACTTACACAGTTGCTGACTCTGGCGCAGAGAGTAACTAATAATTAATTTAGTGTGGGGCTTCGGCCCCACATAAATTTTTAAGGAGAATATACATGGGTATGAAATCAGATGTAAAAGCAGTAAGAGTTACAGGAACAGGTTCTGTATTTGCTGGAAGAACTAGATTAAGAGGAATCATTCTTTCTAATTCAACAGCAGGCGCTGGGTCTATAACTTTACAAGACGGAAATTCAGTTACACAATTTATTGGTGATGCACCGGCAGGTGACGTTTTCGCTTTCAATATTCCTGAAGATGGAATTTTATTTGAAGGTGGAATGACAGTTTCTGCATTCACAAGTTTAACTGCTGCGACTATATTATTAGACAAGTAGGAGGTCTAAATGGCTAACACTACTTCTGGAACAACAACTTTTGAAAAAGGTTTTTCTATCTCTGATATTGTTGAAGAATCATATGAGAGAATAGGAATACAAGGTGTTTCAGGAAATCAATTAAGATCTGCAAGAAGATCTTTAAATATATTATTCCAAGAATGGGGTAATAGAGGTTTGCATTATTGGGAAGTTGCAAACAATTCAATTACATTGGTAGATGGTCAAAATACATATACAATGTATAGATCAACTTCTGATGGTACTTCTGATGCTACAGCTATCTATGGCGTAGATGATATTTTAGAAGCTTCTTACAGAAACTCATCAAATGTTGATGCACCTTTAACAAAAATAGGTAGATCTGATTATCAATCTTTATCTAATAAAACTCAAGAAGGAACCCCAAGTCAGTATTTTGTACAAAGATTTATTGATAAGGTTACAATCACTTTATACTTAACACCAGGTTCAAGTGAAGCAGGAAATACAATTAATTACTATTATGTAAAAAGAATACAAGATGCGGGAGCTTATACTAATGATGCAGATGTACCATATAGATTTGTTCCTTGTATGACTGCAGGTTTAGCATATTATCTTGCAATTAAAAATGCACCTGACAGAGTTCAAATGTTAAAAATGTTGTACGAAGATGAATTACAAAGAGCTTTACAAGAGGACGGCTCTTCTTCTAGTACTTATATTAGTCCTAAAGTTTATTATCCGGAGGCTTAATGGCTTTATCTTCAGGTAAATACGCAAAATTTATTTCAGACAGATCAGGAATGGAGTTTCCATATTCTGAAATGGTTATTGAATGGAATGGCTCAAG